TCGAGTAAAATTGGTTGACCAGATTCCATTAACAAAAATTTTCTTCTCGGTAACACCTCGTTATCGTTAAACATGCCCAAAGTAGGCTCGCCAAGGGTTCCGCCAGTCCTTGCACTGTTGCTAGGAACGTCAGCACCTGGGTATGCACTACGTGCTGGCCTGATATGAAGATTGATGTTCCAGAAGTTCACCTCGGGGAATGAACCTTCCTTCGGGTCGCCGTTAGCATCCATCGGCGTTGAAATACTTTCATACAAGTTCCTGAACTGGACTGAATTATTCACCTTTCCGTCGTCATCATACGGGAAGCTTTCCAACAAGAACGGCACACAACCTGGGTTCATCTCCATAGGAGGAACATCCACATAGCGTTTATTCATGGCATCAGTATAGTCGCTGCCGACACCACATGGCATCTGCCATAGGGGTTGTTCTGGGCATGCGGCGATATATTTATTGACACTGAACTTCTTGTTTTCTACGCCTGCACTCATAGGAACACGGTTTGCGTACTCACTAGGGTTTCCGTAGGAGTAAGACTTTTCCGTATAGTCAAGCGTCTTCGCACCGTATAGAGGGGTCAGGTAGCAGTTAGGATACTGACGGTAATCCTTCACTACCCATCTTCCCAACGATGACGAGAACATAGCCTTGACATGCACCCTAGTGTACATACCCGTATGGACAATTTCATCGTCATCAGTCTTACAACCAAATACATCTGCAATGAATGAAGACGACACATTTTCCAACGGGGTTGTTAACGACAGGGGTGCTTCCTGAGGGTCGATTGCGCTGTCGGAAATAAAGTTGTATGTCATGTTGACATCTTCAGTATCCTGCCCAGATACGGTTGCCAGGTCACAGTATTTGTGCTGTTCATGGTTTCGCAAAGAACCATGCCTATTGTATTCGTCAACTTCATGCACCTGAAGCAAATCACCATAAGGGCCACTGGGAGAAGTGACGTTGATTGCCCTGTGAGCATCATACATATGCAACGGCATTCCATTGGAATACATCGTAAGCATGGATTTCATGTACTCAACGGCGGGATTTTCATCTATACCCTCGTCTGGGATATTGACTGAAATCAGTTCTGCAGTAAGAGCCTTATCCTTAATTACTCTATCGTTATATATTACCACCTTATCTGGTATGGCAAGAAGGGCTCGTTTAACGTCTTCGTCCGTCATTTTAGCAACGTCTCGTAAAGCACCCCTGTTCACATCAGGAAATGCAACGCCGTCAGTTGACATCACGTGTGACATCGGATAGAACGGTTCCATGTCACGGTTGTCAAATTCACTTGCTTCATCAGTAAGCCAAGATATTGACCTAAGACCTCTCTTTATGATAGGGAGCTCAAGCAACCCGTGAACGAATGCACCATATTGGTTGCGTATCCGTTCGTTAGAGTCCGTAATGAACAGTTTGAACACACTGTTTTCCGCAGTGTAGTTGAACGGAACGTCACCATCAGCCTCATCTGCATAATTATCCACAGTCCTTTGCGTTGTTCCAGAGCCATCTTTGAAATCACTATACCGTCTGTTACCGACCATAAACGGTCCGAACCCATCCCATTCTACGAACGGGTCAACATTCCTATCATAGAATATTCTGAAGTTGTCGCCGTAAGTGTATTCGTTCCAACCAGCGTAGGCCAGGTTTCTTTCTAGGCTTGCGTCAACACCAAGGCAGTAGTTGGGCAAATGAATCATCTTCGTTTCCCAATCATTAAGACGGTGAAGATTATCCGTTCCTGACGTGGTTGGAGCTGGAGTATCAGAACCGTCTCCCCACTTAGTCGTCTTCTTGTCGTCCAACGTCCTTGAAGAGGTATATCCAACACGGGCTACCTTGAAGTCGCCGATAAGGTCATGGAACGCCTTTGTTGCACGACGTACGACATAGATATCATCCTTGTGTTCTTCATCAACATCAGCATCAAGGGTTTGTGGGAGATATACCCTAAGGAGTGAACCGAGAACGGAGTTTCCTTCTGCCGTGCCGTTGTTAGATTCGCAATAACGCAATTCTGATATCGGATGATATCCACGGAACATGCCGCTGATACCAGAATATACCCGTTCATTCATCTCAAACACAAGTCGTGTCAGCGGCTTGTCATCACCGTTAACATAGTCTACGTTGGCATTGCTTGTCAATCCCAAGTGACGAACACGGTTTCTGCCGTTAAGTCTCCAAGGGAATGTGTTTGTTGATGTCGGATAGATAGTGGCAATGATAGAATCATTGTCAATCAGTTTTGGCTCAGTATAATACTCCTTCAAATCTTCCAAAGTCTTTTCGGTATCAAACGCTCCACTATCTTCCGTATGCTCAGTCAATCCATCTTTGTCATCGACTGCCCTTACATCTACCATGCAGGTGGCGTCCTTGGAATACATTAGCCATCGTCTGCTGTGAACATCATACGGGAACGCCTTGTCAGTAACCTCTATCGATGTAAAGAAACCATGTATTACGTCGTCTGGGTCGCTTGACACTGGAGATGAAAATCCGAACGTGGTAGTCTCGCCTGTTGTGTTTTTTGAGACAATGAGCTTTTCTTCCTCGTGACCTTCAAGTACGTCAAACTCAAGGAGGTCACCAATCACAATATCAGTCGGGTCTACGTCAATGTCATAGAGTGGAACATCACCCTCAACCAGAGTCATGTTGTGTCTATCGTCTTCGTACTCTACTACATAATAGCCATCATATGGCTTTTTCAACTCCCTACCAAAATCAACCACAACAGATGTTTCCTTTAATTCGGTAACTTTACCGATAACAGGGGTCATGACATCATATTTCAATAAGATGTAATCACCCACCTTCGCAACCTCGTCCACAGTGTCGAACATTACCTTTGAATGGTCTTGGTTGACAAACGCACCATCATTCAATTGGTGAGTGGTTGCATTTCCAGAGAAACGGAAAGTCTTTGAACATTCATATCGGTTATACAGACCAAATGCGATTGACCCATTCCCTATATTGTACGGATGCTTTGGCACAATCGTGAACGAATCACCTGACGTTGTTATCCCGCTATTTAATACGGAGTTGTTTGGAAGAGGAGTCTGCTTTCCAGACAAGATATACACCATAGGCTGGGACACATAGTCCGTAAAGCTTTTGAGTGCTTTCTTGACATTCGTATCTGTCTGGCCAACAGTGCCAGGTTGAGTGATGACAGGAAGTGCGACATTTAGTTCAACCTCGGTTCCATCAGCGAGGTCAACCCCAGCAGGAAGATGAATAAAGGTCTTTCTAGGAGGGGTCTGCACCATGTTTTCCAAATACTGTTGGATAACAAAAGTGTGACGCTCGCCAGACTTCTCTACTTCGAGGGAAATATTGTTATTTCCGCCAGTCAACTCTTCAGATGGATAATCCTCGTATTCATTAGTGCCAGCAGTTGACATTAGCCAATCATTCAGGACACCTATGTTATACGGACCCTGCTCGTCGGTAGCAGGCGTTCCAGAACAATCTCCCAATCCACTTGTATCCAAAACGTGGCCAAAGCCATCTATGATAACAGTCTTTCCAGCAACAGAGTGCACGATTGCACCACGGCTCAGGAACCATTTTACCAGCAATCCGTGAGAATCAACTGGATATTCTGCACCACGGAACTTGCCGCATTCAATAGCAGGTCCAAGCCTGTCACGCAGATAATCGGCAACTTCTTCATCGCTAACCCTGTTTCGATAATGGTCACGCACGTTGTCGTTTTCTGTTCCGTCAAATGTAACCTCCTTGTCTGGGTCACATGTTTCCTCGTTAGATGTCTTGTACATCCAGGTGTAATGTAGAATTCCTGAGCTGTCGCTATCATCAACGAAAAGCTTGTATGTACCGTTGTTGTCACCGCTTCCAGTAAACTTGATGAATAGCGGATGTTCATCATCAGTCTCCGTCCTCTCTGGGCGGAACGTTACCGTACATTCAATTCCTTCCTCAGCCGAAGGACTAATTGGTTCTATCGGAATGTGGTTATCTTTATCCAACGTAAAGTCTCGGTTAAGCGACTCGTATGTAGAATCTTCTACCTTAATGGATACATAGCATCCTGTGGTAAAATTAGCATGCTCGCTAGAAATGATATATCCAGTTTCATCCTCAATTAGCTGGGCGGTAACAATGAACGTATCGTGGTCGCTGTCCGTACGGGGAAAGTCGAAATTGTCTTTAAATTCAAGAAAATAAAAGTTCTCTGGCTCATCCTTAGTCAAATCAGGCTTGACCAGCATCTCCGCACTGAACTTGGTCGGAGGTACTGAACCAGGCACACCAGGCATATATCCGCTTCGGTTCACGAATGGAAAGCCTAAAGGACTCAGCGTGAAATTTCCGTGGGAATCCCCCCTAACAGGAACACGTTCATGAGTTACATAATCCTTTATTTTTATACTTCTGCTTTCCATCGGGTCTCCATTTTTGCAATTATAGTTTATAATCTGGCACAGAAAACCAACCAAGAATATAAACTATAATCAGAGGCAATTCCATGAGGAAAGCACAATGACCTTTATCAAGTTCATCAACACATTCGTCGAAGACGAGGATTTCAAGAAAACCATCAACTCACTCTACGACGTATGGAGGAAGGAAAATCCGACTTTCGAATCGACTATCACACCCCAGCAGCAAACGACAGTCTCTACGGCAAATACTCCAGAGCAGAACGCTGCCGCACAGAATGCTCAAACATCAGTGAAATCCAGGCCCATCGAAGGAGACCTGGGAAACATGAACGCAAAGCAGTTCGCTGATGTTGCCGCAGCATTCGACGAAATCGAAAAGAAGAAGGCGGAAAACGAGAAGATAGCCGTGCAGGCACAAGAGGAAATCGATAAAGACCTCGATAAGCTCCAACAGAACATCAACGCCGTTGCCAACGGAAAGACCGACAACGTAGTAGGATAACAAAATGGCATCAACATTCAGTCAGCAACTAAGATATCTCAAGAGGCATGAACCCGCCCTGTACGAGTCCATTTCAAAGGTATACCGCAAATGCCTGATGGAATCCAACTTGGCCCCAGAAATGACTCAAACAGACGACGAAGCTGCCGAAACGCCTGTCGAAAAGACTGAAATCAAGCAGACCAGGACAAAGGGTGTAGACGACCTTATGGACAAGGTGCACGCCATGGTTGGTGTCAACGAGAATAAAAAGGAAGGCGATGAAATCTTCGACGCGAAGAAGGATGAAGTGGAAACCGTCCAACCTGACCCGCAACAGCAGGCCGACCTCTTCGGAATTGACAACGGGTCACAAGAGACAGCCCCAACCGAGGAGCTGTCTGATATGGACTTGGAAAACCTCTTCACCGACGAGGAGCAGACTGATACTGGAACGGAACAGCCTGCTGAAGAAGCTCCAACTACGGAAGAAGCACCGCAGACCGAGGATGCACCAACTACGGAAGAACCCACAGCGGAACCAGCGACAGACCAATCTCAGGAAACTGGACAGGAAGACGTTGGTGATATCGACTTCGACAATCTATTCTAAATACGAAAAGGCGGCTTAAAGCCGCCTTTCCTTTATCCCCCAAACTCACCTATTCAGCCGCAGGCTCTTCTTCAAACTCATGGAGCCTGTTGGTAAGCCGTTCAATCTCACGGTTGTACTTGCAGGTCTTCCAGTATTCCCTGTCGGTTGGATATTCCTTTCTGGTGATTACCATGTTGTCGGTCAAGTCGCCAATCTTGACGATTGTGGCAATCTTGTTCTCCATGATTTTGCTGAGATACTCTTCACGACAAGATGTCTTGTTGTGGGAGAGATGGGTCACAGCCTGCCACACCGTCTCTGGGAAGAACATGCTTAAATCAGTCTGGCAGAAGCCACCGTTGTCCAAGATGTCGTGGAGATACCCTACGGTAATAACGTCGTCGCTATAACCGTTTTCTTCAAGGAAATCTACAACTCTCTCAATATGGGATAGTAATGTTCCACCAGCCTTATCCTTCTGGTCCACATGTGCAAATTCGGCAAAATCGTGTGCTGTCGTCTTCTGGTTTCCAGTGCATTTATAGCATCGTAGAAACGTATTTATTTCTGAACGTGTATGCATCTTTCTCCATGGTGTTGATGCCAACGTCATTGTATGACATCTCGACCTTCATTCACTACTAAATTACATTTTTTAAATGCTATTCTTGCACTGGCGTAAGCGATGTTTTTTCGAACGGGTCGGCAAACATCGGGAAACCAGCGGTTTCATAACCCTTGTATTCGTTACCAGGTCTCGAATCGTCCATGATACCCTTGTTAGTCGGGTCAACAAATCCGACAGGGCCGATGAACACATGGTCTGGCAACTGGTAGTAGTCAAACAGCTTCCACTGGCCGTCTTCCCCTTCCTCGCCCTTGGCATAGACAAAGGTAGCACGGTACATCACTGGCCTGTTAGGAACACCGATGTTTTCGTCATAGACGTAGAAGTTGGTAAGCCTAGCCATGCTGAACTTAGCAATCGGGTTAAGCGTGCATGAGCCAGTCTTGGCCTCATCAGCATCTTCAACCGAGTAAACGTATATCTGAGCCTTGTTGATGATAAGGTCGTTGGTAGACTGTCCGTTGTACCCTGGATTAGGCCATATCCTAAAGAAGAAGTCGAATGTGTATCCGTCCTCTGGCGTATTCTCTCCGTTACCGTTCTCTGACTTTCCGTGAACAGGAAGGTAGATGCACAATCCCTGGTCGAGGTCGGGGCCATCATAGTTGATGTAGTTGACGGTAGACACGTTCTCGTCGGAATGGTCAAACACCATGCTTGCACTGTAATCCTGTCTCCGTGTGATAGGAATGCTCGGGTCGTACGTGCAAACCCTTCCATCCATCCACACATCAGCGGTAGAATACGGGAACATCGTGTAGTTTGCCGTATCGAATATCTTGACACGGCGTGCATACGTGCTGTCGGCAACCTTGTACTTGGTGCTACCTTCAATTCCGATATTCACATTCGTTTCCGCATAGGAATCGTTTGCGTTCTGCAAGACAATTCCCCTAAAGTCATTGTCTGGCTTCATTCTGATTACAGATGAAGAACTGAATACGTTGCTTACAGGAAGAAGGACAATCTCCTTCCATAGCGGGTCCTCGCCAGAATACTCGGAATATCCATAGTCAGTTGAAAGGGTTCCCAAGTAATCGGCAGGGTCACTCAGGTTGGCATTGTCTTCGGCAAGGTTCACGAACATGTGGTAGTTTTCTTCGCCGTCTTCCCCTATGTTACGTACAACGAGGTCTCCCTTGTTGTATGACTTGCCAGATTCCCACACCGAGCCTACATACACAGCCTTTGACGTACCGAGGTCTGTGAGATATAGAGGCTCTCCGTTTCCAGATGTCACCGCATAGACAGAACCTTCGTTAACAATGAAATGATGCTTAGCCGCATTTTGAGAAGAACTATATTCGGATATCAACGCTGTTGAAGCTGCTGCGGTTTCTTCGTCTTTCGGCTTATCCACGATGAACAGGCTATATGAACTTTCCGTGTCGCCTGCCTTGCGGTAAATTGCGTACTGAAGGGATTCCGCCTCCGTCTCATTATCAAAGACGAATGCATCGATGAACGCCCTCCAACTGGTTCCACCGTTATTAACCACGTTAATGCGGATTACAACATCGTCCTTTCCTTCCTCCGTCGCATCAGTGGCTGCAACCATGCCGTATTCACCGTCAAGGTCGAAAGCATTTGGTGCAACAGGAGTTACCAACGAAATGCTGGCAGTCTTCGACTGTGCTTTCTTGGTAGGAATAGTCCATGTATGGAAATACGGTGCACTATTTTTAGTAAGGCGTACCGTAAGATAATCCTTTTCTGAATAGTTCCATTCCATCAAGGCATTGAAAATCGCTTCGTAATTGTAATTGTTTCTAGCGATGTCACGACCGATAGATTCAATAGGAAATGCGTTTGAAAAACTCTGTGACATAAAAACTCCAATCAATTATCTACAGTTACAAGCCAATAGAAGTTGTCACTACGATTACTAATCTCGGATGTCGGCATCGTACTTTTCACCCAATCGGTAGCTTGTTCCATATTTTCAAGAACAAAGTGACTGTTCTTCCATTCGATAGAACCTTGCCCTTCTGTAAAGCTTGACGGATAGATACTAAAGAAATCTGCTTTAAAGATTTTAATCCAGATATCATAATAAGCATCTGAGGTATCACTAGGTGTGTTTGTCAGTACAGCAATCACTATACCGCACGCACCATTATTTCGTACTTCGGTAGTACTACGGGGTACGCTACCCTTATTGTCGCTATGCCATGAGTAAGCCTTACCAACCGAATCAGGCGTAGTAAGGCCGAGAAGATTGAAATGAACCTCTCTCTTAGCACCTCCATTGATACCAGAAGCCATAACGATAAATGAACCAGCAACAAAACACTGTATTCCGTTTTCAGGATGAGGAACGCGCACCTTAGCTATTTTAACCCATCTATAATCTCCTGTACTGTTGTTGCTGCCACTAAGCGTACGTTTGGTGACAATATCGTCAACAAGTGCCAGCTTATCAACCTGCATGATTTCATTTTTGGTCTTCGTGCCATTCGTGTACTCGGCTTCCTTGTAACGCATCATTACAGGGTGAATGTGGTCTACATAGCTAGGACCAGGCAAAATCAACTTAACCGATTCTGTGCTGCACGATGTGTCGTAACCAGGAATCTGCGAGTTGTTTCCACCAACAGAGGAGAAGATGTGAGCCGATGCGGAGCCACCAGCGGAGAATTCATCCAGGCCCCAACACGTACCGTCACGTGCGGGCAAGATATATTTTGTACATCCATAATGCACGTCAGCTGCCGTAGCAATCATGAATCCGCCATACATCACACGGGCAAAGTCAGGCTCCTGTTTGCCCCCGACAAATCCACAACCGCAAATCCAGTCATGGCAATGGCTCTTTGCATCGCCAGTCAACGCGAGCGTTCCGATAGTTGATGTCATCTGGTCAATGGTCAATCTAGGACCATCAATATGAACCCTGCTCTTGGAATCGAGCATGACCATGTTTACAGAATACAGCGACAGTGTATTAGCACTGCTTATGGCAATGTATTCGTTCTCGGAATACAAGCTGCGAGCAACGGCGTTGTCCTTCCATACGCCATAACTTCCTTCTGGAGCATACCTGCTATGGCAAATGTAGCCGTCTTTCGTCACAAAACCATTAGTGATGTTGAAGTTCGTCTTCAATTCACGGATGGCGTTCTCGCCCAAGAGTTCGAGAGCCGTGTTTCTCGGCATCTTATTAGGATTCACATCTCCATGGTCAGCAAACCAGCTCTTATCGTAAAAATTGATGGCAGCAAGGCAACTCTTGTCGGCATCCTTTGAACGGTTCGTAAATCTACCAAGAACCATCCTAGTATTGGACAGACCGATATGGCTAGTGTGATACTGTTGATAGTTATTGGTGTCAAGCGTCTTGTCATGCGGGTCATTGCATGCGACTTCAAGAGCACCGTCCGTCGCTTCCAGGTACAATTCACGATGGTTCGCATTATCCGTAGTAGACACCCAGTGACTTACATCGGTCTGCTTCTGGTCATTGACCATACCCATCATGATGTATGAACTGGTTGCCCCATGGATATAGTCCCTGGCCACCATGAAGGCGTTTCTACGATACACCTTGCTGTGGATGTATCCATCGGCATCACTGCCGAACACGCCTACACCGACATACTGCGTCTGAAGCTCGTCACCTTCTGGGATATAACCAGTGCCTACAATAAAGTTCGGCTTGACAACAGGGTAGTTAGCAGCGCCGACGACAGTTTGGTTAAAACCAGCGGCTATAGTCAGGTAGTTCAGCGCAGTAGAGTTCGCACCGAAGTATCTACGTGTTTTAGAAGCACTCGAACCAGAATATTCGTAAGTGTAGCTTGTGTACTTGTTAGAACTGTACTTTGCGACTCGTCCACCGTTTACACCGACTTCACTGAACCTGATGTTGTCTTTAAGGATGAGCCTCGTGAATCCAGGGTGTGTCTTGTCTATTCCAGTAATGCTCGTTATCTGGTGTCTGAATTCGATACCGAACCAGCTCAGATAGTTCTTTCCGTTAATCGTCTGGTCATAGATAATGACCTGGTCGCCAACTTCGAAGTTCGACCACGTAATCGGGGTCAACTCGTTCTGGTTGTCATAAATGTCAAGGATGTTAGTCGGATTGTACTTTGTCAACGTACGTGATGTATCGCTGTCGCATACATTTACAACGACTTCACATTCGCTGTCAATCTTTGTAAGATTAGGAACCTTGAAGATGAGACCCGGGTAACCAACACAGTTGAAACGGTTCGCGGCAAATCCGTGGCTACCGAGAACGACAAGGTCTTCACCGCCTGCGGTCATGCCATTGGTGTCGTGCACTTGGTTGTTCAAACCAGCGTATATACCTGCATACCTACCCTGTATCATTCCGTTAGTGGATATTCCGTGGGCATTGTCGGCAAAAACGAAGGTAGACCTTCCGCCAACAGTGCCGTACGTTCCACGCAGTTTCGTATTCCAGCCATAGGCAAGGCTGTAGCTAGGAGATGACTTCAGGTCGCCAGTATCATTCCTTGCACACCTGTATGTAAATCTGTCCGTACCGTCATCTCCACCGAACACGACAGACGGGGCAGTCACCTTGAATTCATTGTCAACATCGAACCACCAGTTCCTACCGCCAGCGACGTGGTCAACCTCGTCACCAGCCGAACCGAGGATAAGGGACATGTAGTAGCCCATCGGGAGCAAGTAGGTCTCGTACTGGGAATACTTGTCCACTTCCATGTTCTCATCGAACACGGGTGTCCTCAGGTTGATTGGAATGGGGGAAGAATTCAGAATGTAAGTCTTGTCGGCTGCGTTGATAATCTGGTCTATCCAGTACTGGTTATCCTCTTTCTTGTTACTGGAGTTCAGGTACATTATCTTCGAGTGGGTAACGACCGCATGGAGCAGTTCGTCATTATCGGCATCTGCGACCAGAAGCGGGTTTGCATTAGCAGCAGGCATGAACTTTTCACGGACGTTATCACATGCGGCATCGAAAGTATCCTTCCCGAAGCCGAGACCCGCCCATTCATTGTACAGCCTGTAAAGGAGATAGATGTCGTTCCTTGTCAGCTTGAGTTCGACGGAACTCTTTGTAACAGTGTATCCGTTTGATGTTCCATATCTGAGTACAGACCTAATAAGGGCGTTCAACACGCTTCTTGCATTGTAGGTCAATACGTCTATTTCTTTCGTCAGTCGTTCCAATGCCATAATCTAGCCGATAAATTCAATCAAAAATAGTTTATAATCATGCAACAAAAACAGATTCAGCTGTTAATGCTCCAATTCATTCAAGTCAACTACTTTTTTGGCATATTTCTGTGGAGGGTCTAGCTCAGGCTTCGTCTTTACCCACAGTATCTTACCCGCCCTGTACCTCTTGGCAAGTTTCAGTTCGGGATAGAAATCCATGTCGCTTACAATGATTATGCCGTTATACCTAGTACGGCAGGTGTCCAACATGCGGAAAACACAGTTGCAGTCGGTTCCCCCACCCGTTGAAACGGAGAATTGCTTCCGCTTTCTCATCAGGGGTGTCAAGTGGATTGGTTTAGTGCATTGGGTATTCCACCAGCAGTAATCTATGTCAACATCCTTGCCGACAGCCAAAATCAGGGAAATTATCCTGGAAACTGCACTTGTAGGCATTGAACGGCTAACGTCACCGGCCACAAGCAGCTTGGCCTTGTACTCGGCAACATGACCTGGGTACAACAGGTCGAAACGACGGTTCCTCTTGAAGCGGCACTCCCTCCAACCGCATTCAATGGACTGCGAGACAAACTTCCTGATTATTGTACGCCCGTCAACAGCCTTCTCCGCCTTAGACAACATGCTGACAACCCCGTTGGCCTCAGCCGTTCCCCAGCTTCCACCACCGTTTACAGCAGCCTGTTCGACCGCCTCATTTATGCTGCCTTCCGCATTCCACTGGTCAGCCCTAGTTTCGTCATTCAGGTAAGTGGACATGCCGCCAGACGAGTCCTTCTCGCTGGAATCATCACCGTTCTCACCATTGAGGTTTTGACCACCGTTCTGACCCTCGGTTAGCAACTTGTACAGGATTTCGATGCTGGCATTGCGGTAATCGTACGGCTTGTAGAACTTGCCGTAATAGAGCGAGTTGACGTTAGTCTCCAGTTTCGATACCTTCGATAAAATCTTGCCGTAAGCCGTGTTGTTTACACCGATATCTGAACATAGGCCCATCCTTAGGGCAATCAGGTCAGATGCCATCAGGGATATCTTCTTGTCACTGTACAAACGAGTAGTAACATGTCCAAGACCGATTCGGACGGACTCTATATAGAAGATAACTGCAAGTTCCTGAGGTTCAACCGTATCGACAAAGTCACGGTTAATCTTGACATACAGCTTTCCATTGTCTACGCAGCTGGCTACCGTATTAACGTCATCGAAAACGAACTCAGCAAAACCGAGAACCGTATGCGTAATCGGGGCATACTTAAACAATAGATACTTGGCTAGCCTTATGACGTCTTCGGGTTTTCTGTTTGTGCTTGCTGCGTTCATACTTTGCTTTTTCCAGAGTCTTCATAAAAATATATTGTTTTGACGAAAGTCTGGAAAAATAATATGTCGTACAGATGCCAGCACGAAGCATGAGAAGATGGCAGATATGATGCTCTTTGAGTGTAAGTTCTACCTGATTTGTCTTTTTGTTGCTACCACCGCAGGAAACTGGCGTTATATGGTGCTTTTCGCATAGTTCCCCGATTACATATTCCCTTTCTTGTGCCTTCCTTATGATACCGTAATAGATAGCCAAGTAATTCAAGCAGCTTACCTCTTTCGATAGATATAATTACGTGAATCAAACCGAGTCGGTACACCAATGGATTTCAGGTAATCTAGGACCTGGAATATCTTAGACGGATAGCTCAGAGCCTCGCTCATGTTGCCCCTCACACGGACGGCATCATTGGCCGTCATATCCCCATGAAGTACCCTGCGGTACAGTTTCGGAACGCTCGTGGTTTCGTTGTCGTGATACTGGTCAGTGGACTTGCCGATGCCTCCGTTGTAGCACGCAAAGACGAACCTCATGTCTCCGTGAAGGCTGTCGTCCTTTTCACCCTCATTAACCATATTACTGCGGGCGCTATCGTACATCAGGTACAACAGGTATCCAGCAGCAAGGTTAACTGCATTCTCGACATTTTCTGGGTCAGCCATATCAGCTGAATCCAGACCAAACTCAGAGGCATGTTTCTTGGCGTCAGCCATAGCATCGGGACCCAGCTGTGCCAGTCCACGATACTTTGTCGTCTTCGGCTTGTCGTCAAACATGCTTTCGACACATATCAACGCAAGGAGTTCTCCTTCACCGATACCACGAGAGGCGGTAATCGCCGCAACATCTTTAACGGCCCTCAGGATGCGGTCAATGTGAGCGTCCTGCTCTTCTGGGGTGTGCTTTTTCTTGTATGCGTATGACAAGTTCTTCTTCATGAAGTTCCTGAGACTCGTATCGATTGATTCTGTGGTAGAGACTTTCGGATAATCTACTTTCAACTCATCCCTGACGAGACTACGGTTTTCCTTCTCCTTTTCCAGTGCCGCCTTCTTATCAAGATTACCCTGTATGCTATACGGGTTCGCATCAAGCTCGTAAGCATGGTGTGCCAAGCTATCATCGTATGCTATGGTTGGTTCGTGTTCAAGAAAATCCCTCTCTGGAAGGTCAACATACTGTTCAACCGCCTTGTCGCCACCGCCAAGCCGTTTACCCAGTTCATCCCAGTCGGTTACGTATATGCCGTGGATTGGAGACGAAGCGATGAGGCCTGCGGCACCCAACTTAATTGCCTTACTGACCTTCGGATAGTCGTCCAGGTGAGATAGCTTGTCGTATATGCCTTTCCAGTCAATCGCTTCGTAAATAGCGGAATGCAGGTCACATATCGCTTCCATCTGCGCTTTTGGCAGGTCAAGCCGTGATATTGCCTGACGGAACTGTTCTTCGTTTGGGCTCATGAAAACATCCATACGTATTCAGCAATAGTTTATAAAGTCGGGGTCGTCCAGGCCACCACCAAGACATTATAAACTATTCGGTGATTAGGTGATGCTTTATGAGACCATTTTACTACGTTCGCACTATCGAGAAAATCCTTATTGGACTCATCGACATGTTCAATAACATGTATGTCAACAAGTATGATGACATGAACCGTACGACGTACTCAAGGAGTGCCAAAATTCCCATCATCACCCACAACAACGCCAACTTTACGAACTTCTGGTCGTCAACCCAGTACAAGCAGCAAACGATACCCTATCCAATAGGGGCAATCCGTTTTGTAAGCAACGCACCAGACCCAGGCAACAGGCCGCAACCGACCTATGCGAGAGAAATTTTCAGCAGGTCAGCCGACCGATGGATTAGGGATATCCAGCCTACGCCATACACATTCCAGTTCGAATTGCAGTTTCAGGCGGACAACATCTCCGACATCTTCCAGATAAAGGAGAACATCGAACCTTACTTCAACGAGTACAGGACGATAGTAATTAAGGAATGGGACTTCGCACCAGAGATACCTAGACCAGTAGTCGTGGTCATCAACAGCAACACCACGGAACTAAACGAGGAAATTAGCGACTCCGACGCACAGCAGCAGGTTTACAAGGTCACTTACCCGATTACTTGCTACGGCGTTTACCACAGGCCGTATGAAACCCCAGAGATGATTAAGTACGCCGAGATGAACTTCCATATCGACGAGGATATCATCCACAGGGAACAACTCCTTGTTTACCCGAGCGAGATTATCCAGCAGAAGAAAAAGCTGTGGGAAACAGTATGCCCGAGCATCAGGGAAGGTTACTCAATCCTTCATACACTGTCTACAACGCTGATGCAAAAACAGGATGCCGACGGGAATAAATACTACGAAGACGTGTCACTCAAACAGCTCCTGCTATTCGACAGGTTTACAACAACGACTTACCACGAAGGGTTGAAACTGTGTGGTGTTGACGAGTACAACAAGGATACCCCAGGTATTCCATACGACGACCCAAAGACCGACTACAAGATACTCCCAGAGGATTTCGACAAGAACGGCATCCCGATTTACACCTACTGTGAATCGGTTACAGACGACATCACTAGACCAGCGGAAGTTCCGTCGTTCGACCTGCTTCGTTTCAACTTCGATTACGATACGCCGCACGAAAGTGACCTAAGCGGCTTCGGTCGTGACTTCGTTGCTGTCAACGACGATACGAGAAAGTTCATTCCAAACATCGCCCCTGGCAACGGCCAGGAAGTTGAAGGCGGATATGCCGTCGAAGACTACGTTGATTGGAGCAAGATTCTCAACTGGTTCGGTGACAACGCCAATGGCGACATCGAGTCGTCATACACTTTCAAGGCAACCATCCAGTTTGTCGAGGATGCCCCAGGTGATACAATCTTCCAGTATCTCAGCAACGACGAGACCACCCTTTCCGATGGAACGGTCATTCCAGCGGGCGAGGTCTGGTTCGACTGGGGCATGATGAACGGAAGACTTTATTTTACTTACCATACGTCGAGCAAGTACAAGACGTTCGTATCTGACGTTATCCACCCAAACAAGGAAACAATATATTCCTTCTATTTCGCACTATACGACAAGGGCGACAAGGGAATGTTCGGCGTAAAGACCAATTTTAGTGAAACAATGATAGCCCTCAATACGGTTGAGGCCAATTAGGAGAAATTACCATGAACCTATTCGAATCACAAATCGAGAAGTTAAACCTCAGCCCGTCGATGAAGCAAAGCGTCATCGAATTGCGAAAGGTGTGCCTGGAAAGCGACGTAGGTGTACCGCCTATTAGCAGCGACTTCGAGAAAATGCAAGCAGATGCCGCTAAGAAGAAAGCAGAGGATGACGCTATTCGTGATACAGCAAGACAGGCTATAACGGATGTTAGCAGTAATCTGCCCGAAGACATGGACCATAACGCACTACATGCGGCTGTAATGAAGCAGATAGTACAACACTATCGTCCGATGATTGAGAAAACGTATGGTAAGGGTTCGGGTGAACGGCTCGAAACTGTAGCCAAAACCATGCTTAGCCGCTTAGGTATATAGTAAAGAATGGTATAAACTAGGTTTAGAATACAATATAGGGTGCCTATATGCTGAAATCTCTTTTTGAATCATCAATCGACAAACTTCATATCCCCGCTGACATGAAGGATGCCATCAAGCAAATCAACAATATCTGCCTCGAAGCGGAAGGTGACGACAAGGAAAAGGACTTGGGTTACACTCCGTTGGGTGAAGAAGACAAGAAAAAGGCAGACCAAATTAAAGCAGACCAAGAACGCAAAGAAAAAGCGGAAAAGGACAAGCAAAAAGAAATGGAAGCAAACGGACTGGAGCCAGAAAATCCCCCCACTTGGAATAACAAAGATTACGACTACAATGTGTTCAAGCCGAATACTTCCCCCAACAGCCAAACAGAAGAAAAGAAGACAAGTAACCAAGAAGCCGAAAAAGTACCAACCTCTATCGACGATGCAGAAACTGACGACGATATATGGAAAGTCCTTAAAAATCTTCAGCAGAAGGCAGTAGCGAATAAGGGTACTACCGAGGGAGAGAAATGGCGTCAGAAATTAGAGGACGAATACTGGAAGGCTACTAATGATAGAAACTTCAAACGTGTCAAAGGATTTGAATTGACAATTAATAATCCTGAGTACAAAAAAGCAAAGACTGATGACAAGGCTGCTGAAACAAAACCAGCAGAGCAACCTGCCCAAGCAACAGGTGAGCAACCAGCTAAGAACGCTGAAACCAAGACTACTGAACAGCCTGCTCAAAACACAGGTGCTCAACCAGCACAGAATGCCGAAGGACAACAGGCCAAACCCGCTGATGGTAAGGCCGCTGAACAGCCTGCTGCCGCACAGCAGAAACCCACCGCTAAGCGTGGAGCTGATGTAGCAACAGTCCAGTATTTCCTGCAATCAGCCCTGCCCAACTCTAATATCGTTGCCGATGGTATTCTAGGACCAAAGACGATAACGGCCATTCAGCAAAAGGAAGATATCGACACAACGGGCAAAATGGATGAGAATACCCAAAATGCATTCAACAAGCTTCTTGCCGAAGCAAAGAAAAAGGTTATTCCCCTTCAGGAAAAACTTGGCGTAACCGCAGACGGCCTCATCGGAAAGCAGACGTTGCAAGCAATGGCTAAACAGAACATGCATGTTGCAAACGTATTTAGCAAAGACGTAAAGAACGCAAATACCCCAGCTGGAAATACCAACGTAGCAACTAAGAAAGCCGATGTCAATTTGTTGGATACGCCATTCGATGCAGCGAAAGCTGAAAAGGCTTTGGCCAGCAAAGAAATCACGAAGGCAGAATACAATACATGGAAGGGATTTGGTATATCTCCACAACACCAGAGGGAAAATCCAAAGGAAACCAAAGCAGAATGCATTCGTCTTGCCCACTATACGCCAGCAGAGAGACAGCAAGTAATTCAAGAACGTCTTGCTAAAAACAACCCAAAGACAGAAAAAACGAAACCAGCCGTAGGTGCAGGAAACAATAAAAATGTTGCAGAAGTAGCAGCTAACGTAAAGGGTCCTCAAAATGATGCCGAAAAGAAGTTCTTCAAACAGACAAAGGAAAACTGGACAAAGGTATACACAGAAAAGTTCAAGAACGACCCATCCCGTGTCGAACCTGCCGCCGAGCAGCAAGCCAGAATTGAGCTTATGAAATACAGGGCCCGTATGGCACAAGCTGCCAGACAGAATGCCCAACAGCAAGTTGCACAACAGCAGGGTGGTCAGCAGAACAATCAACAGCAGGTAGCGGCCAACGGCAATACCACGCCAGCACAAAAAGCCGCTCCGCAACAGAAACAGCCGAAACAAGGAACCCAGTACTATTCTGGAAAGGTGTCATACATAAATCTTCCGCCTGATGAAAAGAAGGTTTACGACGAAGCCGAAAAGAAATACCTCGATGCAAACATGAAATGGGGTAAAAACGAGCAGATGACACTAGACCAAGCCGCATTGGCCGCAAGCACTGCCGTTCTTAAATATAGGGCACAAAAAGGTGGAAACCAAAACGGCTAACCCGCTGAAGTAAACCAATTAGAATTAACCCACGGTTTAAACCGTGGGTTTTTATTACACTGCTAGGCTTGGATATAAACTATAGTCAGAATTCATGATTGAGCCGACAGACTATGACTTTATTTGAAGCAAGCATTCATAAATTGGACATTCCTAAATGTGTCATGGATGATATTGTGGCTATACGGAATATCTGTATGGAAGCCGAGGCTCCTGCACAGCCACAGGCGACCCAGCCTGCACAACAACCGCAGAAACAGACTCAACCACAGCCTCAGCAGCAGAATGCCGCCCCGCAGCAACCGCAACAGCAACCGCCTCAACAGAATGCACAGGTACAAGCTGGTGCAGAGCAAGCACAAGGAGAGCAGCCTGCAAAAGAACCCCCTCAGGAACAAGCTCAACAGCAGACACCTCAGGACAACAAGCAGGCCAATCAACAAGATGACGGAAACATAACAGAGGACAAAGTAGATAAGAACAAACTCTTGAAAGCGTTTAATAACTATCTAGCTGCATGCAAGCAGAAACTACAAAAGAAGATAGAAAACGAATTCCCTGAGCACGGCAAGACCATAATGGGAAAAGTTATACAGGCTGCCAATGAGAATTCCCCACTAGACTTCAATACTGAAATCGCCTCGTTCCTTACACAAAACGGCAAGGTTATAACTGATAAAAATGTCCTGAACGATATACGTGGAAGGCTAGAAAAATACTTCGGCGTTAAATTCAAGGCTGGTCAGCCAACCGCACAGGAACAGAAACCGCAAGGCAAGCCGAACGGAGAACAAGCTCCTCAGGAACAGGCTCAGCCAGCCAAATAAATCAAGAAACCAATTCACTAACTAACGCATCTACATCCAAGTCAGATGCGTTATATTTATTTATGTAGACGCTGTTGAACAGTTTCATCGTTACCTTGTTCAGCAACATTGCCAACGCCTTCTTTTCGTCCTCAGTCATCTGATAAGTTGACATCAGTATGCAATTCTGGTCCCTGTTTACACTGGGATTAACCAAGGTGACATCAATGTCTTCACCAGGGGTGAACCCTGCCTTTTCATACATATGCTTGGCGATTGCGTTTTTCTTCTCTACCGTAAGGCAGTTGATATAGAACTGGTCCATCAGCATTTCAAGCATACGGGTTCCGATACCCTGACCACGTTCAGTATCCTTCACGGCGAAATCACAAAGGAAATTGGCATCGCCCGACTTGACAACCAACGCCTTGGCAACGCCAGATTCGCCCTTTTTCGCATAAGCTGGATAGGCTATAATGCGGTACACATTTTCCATTGGCTGTTTTATTGAGAATTGTAGGTCGAGCATGTTAAAATCACCTTTTCAAAATATAGTTTATAGCAGGGCCTAACCAACTTGCCTATGGTATCTAAATATATCTACTTCGCTGCGAACAACATGATAGAGCATCCTCTTTACATGAAGAGCTTTATCCTCGGTGAAACGGGCAACATACTTGAACGCCAGCACCAGTACAATGTAATGCAGAAAGGTATCCAACAGATACCTACGGGTACGCTCACCTCGGTAGATGGTCAGGATGGCCTTATTTTCCCGTTTGTAGATTACTTTAAGCTCACACTGAACACGGTTTCGAACGCAAAGAACCGTCACGACACATATCTACACGATATCATCCTACACGAGCGCCCGTTCAAGGACTTGGTGTACCACGTAAAGGATAAACTACTGATGAACACAAAAGAAGCATTTGCGTTCTATAACACAAGCGACTTCATCAGGGACATCGAACGGATTAAGGAATTCCTTATAGAGAACCTGACGAGCTTCGGTCACTATGCTGTTATGGAGCACTTGTTCACGTAAGGTTAACATGGAAGTAGAACTACATACCACCGCAGAGGTCAAGGAACTCCTCTCGAATATGGAAATCATCAAACGGTTTCCAATGATTTGCTATGACAAGGATGAAAGCCGCATCGAAGGAAAGACTGCGGAAGAAATCATGGATGAAGCAAAGACCATGAACTACAAGGGCGAGTGGATGGTGTTCACCAGCATGGGAGTAATCGTCGGCCTTGCCTGTGCACAAGTCGAAGAGAAAAAGACCCGTAACCTTTACCTGTTGGACTTTGAGGTTGCGACCGACGCCCAGGGAAACGGTTTCTCAAACATAATGCTTGACTACGTGTTCAAGTACGCTAGAAAGCACGACTGTCAGTACATAACCCTGATGGCATTTGACGACAATGCGTTCGAATACTGGAAACATCAGGGGTTTAGTGTATCACCAAAGACAACACCACGACTACGTCTATTGTTCAAGAAAGTTTAGCCCCAACTGGCACATTCGATAACAGCTTCGGCAATATCCCAAGCGTCCATCTCTTCAAGCTCGTCTTCTGGGGTCCACGCATAGAAGTCCTCGACAAAAGGCATCACCTCTTCCCGAGTTTTCGTGTTTTCCAACTTTTGCAGGATGATATCGACTACATCTTCCTTGTCCATATTTATTTTCTCCTAGCGGATAGGAAATAGGTCTTTTTCTTTAACCCAATATTTTATTGGGATATTGTCACGAAGCAAACTTTCCGTGCTGATAAAGTGCCACCTCTCCTTGATACAGACAAGGTATTCTACCTCATGCTCCATAAGGATTGGGCAGATATGATTGTCTACAACATCATCATCACTAAGCGGCTTTGTAAACCAATGCGTAAAGTTCATTGTAGAGAACTTTACCAACGGAGCGTCGGAAGCAATACCGACAACATGATAACTATCACCATTGAACGTAAAAAGATAGAGCCCACCACTACCCAAAATATTCGGTACATTCAGGGTATCTGCATCTGGATGCAAAGGAACCCATTTGTATGGATTACCTGGTTTTTCAAGGATAAGGGGAAACTCAATCTTCGGTACTATCATTGGTAACCTTCCTACTCATCCGAGTTAATCGACTTTATACACTCCACGATGAACTTACCGTATTCATCCTGTATGGCAGCAGCGTCATTTGGATGGAGCCGCTTACGTCCAGTCAAAAATCCCCAACCACGAATATCAAGTTCAATTTCCTGCCCGTCTGCCTTGAATTTAACGACTGAATCCAACTGGCTTCCCTCATAGACAGGATGCCCGAACGACATCTTAGGAGGAAGTGCAGTACCGTTCAGCACAGCGTTCATTGCCGCAGCAATTGTCTGAAAATGAGCATCAGCTGAACCATTGAATGCAGCTTCTGACTTAGAATTCGTCGTGCGGTTGCCAGTAGAATCCCATATTGTATCAACGCAGATAGCGTCGTTATGGAACGGGGGAATAAAGTATTTTGTCCAGTTTGCGTTATTCATGACAGCAAATTTAACAAAAAAGAATACGGATGTCAAGATATTCCTAGTTAAAAACTACTTTTTCCAATGCTTTTTTCACATTTGGCTTTTTAAGACCACGGGCAAACTGTTTCAGGTAGACTAACATTTCGTCTTCCTCGGGGAAGAATATATCTCGCTTCTGGGCGAGCCATCCAAGGAAGTTCGACATAAACTGTCCAAAACGCCAGTCAGAAAACTTTTCCTTATGAACCTTTTTCAACTGGTCATAGAACGTTTCGAGTCTTTCGGGGTCTCTCATAATTTACCTCTTACTCTGCCTTTACGTGTTTAAACCCAAGTTCCTTGGCTTCCTTTACGGTAATCGTGTCACCATCCTGATACGCTTTCTTCTGTCCTTCTTCA